CTAATATCTCTCGTCATCCACGAACAGGTTGGGAAGCCAGGCCTAGCGTTAAACAAGAGCTAGAGGCTTGCAGGGATCGTATCTGTGAGATCGAGGATGCTGCTGGTAATGCCAAACTGCATTGGACTTGGGGCAATCACGACATACGTTGGAATAGCCGATTATCCTCACAGGCGCCAGAGTTTGAGGGCATCCACGGCATGAACTTGACGGATCACTTTCCACGTTGGAAGTTTTCAACTTCGGTGATGATAAATGACCACACTCAGATCAAACACAGGAATTACAACGGAGTTCATGCTGCTTATAATGCTGTTGTTAAGTCTGGCGTGTCTACAGTCAACGGTCATCTACACTCTCTCAAAGTCACTCCTTGGACTGATCTGACAGGTACTCGCTACGGTGTCGATACAGGCTCTCTAGCCGACGTATGGGGCGCTCAATTTGAGTATACAGAGGACGGTACTAGAAACCATCGAAGCGGCTTTGTGGTGCTGACATTCTACGAAGGCAAGTTATTGCCTCCGGAGATGTTAGAGGTCATTGATGAGGATAAAGGTCTTGTGTGTTTTCGAGGACAGGTGATCGCGGTTTAATCCAGCTAGATGTCCAATCTGCTTTGACCGGCATAAGTCTGGCCCTGCGTTTAGCTAAATGCAGGTCTTTCTTATCTAAATCTTGATTAAGTCTATTCCTAGCTAACTGCGCTCTCTCCTTTGATGTAAGAGGCGCAGGTCTAGCGGCATCGTTATAGTTGCCAATGCAAAACACAGGCACATAGACTTCTTTTATCTCTTTCTGCTCTTTTATCCAGCTATCAATATAGACGAGCTTAATCTTGCGTAAATGCTTGATGTAGCCTTTCATCCACTTGTTTGAGATAAAGAACTGCTTTTCTATCTCCGTGTATGTTGATGGTGTCTCAAGAATTTTGAGCAACTTAGCCATTCTTATTTCAGATGGCTTTGTGTTGTATTTCATCTCATTCATCTTTGACGAATACTCCGTTTGAATTTAAGAATCCTTTGCGGTCTTTAATCTCTGCATAAGCGTCTTGCAAGCAGTGAACGATAGAGATGTCTTTAATGGCGCAGTAGATTATCAGTGTGACCAGCACATCGCCGACACCATCTCTAATTTGCAATGGATCGTTTTTAATTTCAGCATCACATAGCTCACCTAGCTCACTAACTGTTTTCATTAGCTGGTTGGCTGCTTTACCGTTCTTAATAATCCCGCGAGCTTCTGCCCATCTAACAACATCTAACTCTAGTGATGTCCATGTCATTTACATATCCTTTTCTTTGCGTCTTTAAAGTTGGACTCGAACATCCACCCGACACATTGCTTGTCAATGTCAGGAGAAGTTACTGACGCTACACCTTCAGTAAATCCACGATGATATTCGTTTTGCATCCTGTTTATCACACCTAAGCCAATGCCAGGTATAGACGCAACAACCACAATTAAGATCATTCCCCAGCGCATAGCTGCCTAATCTTTTTAACATCAATGCCAAAAGTCTCATGTACTCGCAGGATGATCTCTGCTGACGGGACTATCTTCTTATTGCGAATCTTTGACAGCGTAGAGATACCGATTTTCATGTGTAGAGCAATAGCTCGATCATTCTTGAAACCGTGGTTTTTAATTAAGTAGTCAAGTAGTTCCATTTTTATCCTTTAACTAAACATCCATTTAGGTAATTTTCCTTCTTTATACCTTTTAGCTGCTGCCCTTCTTTGTGCATTTTCTTGCTGCTCAATTGTTATTCTTTTAAAACTTTCATGACTTTGCTCAGATAATTCTTTTCCATCTGTTTTTGCTCTTTGCTCCATACAAGGCCCATGTGCAAATTCATGTGGCCCTTTTCCTCTTGGCAATCCACAAACAGGACAAACGTTATATATTGATTTGTCTTTCATAATCCCTCCTAATTATGCAGGGTCACCAGTTCGAGAATACATGAAGGAGAATCTGGCCCCTGCTGCCGGAGTTACTCGCCACTACCGGCTAGGCGTGCAAACTCTAAAAAGGCACGTCAGAAATATCGTCATCCGTAAACTTTTCCTGCTTTACTGCTGGTTTTGCTTCCTTCAACTTAAATGAGCAGCTCATAAACTTGCCAGACTTACCTTCTTTGAGCCAGGCTGATACATAGACTGCGTTACCGTTTAAGTCTTTGCCATCGCCTGAGTAGTCAGGATGATTATCTGATTGCTTTTGTTGATTCTTGAAAAGTGAGAAGCTGCCTGGTTTTGGATCGTATGCCATAAATTTACCTTTATCGTGTAGTGAGTTTCTTAATTGCACTGCGTTGCTTGCTATCAAACAAAGACCAAAGAGCTGTTTTGCTATCTGCGTCCAAGCCTAATTCATTGATGTAATCGACTGCTCCTTGTACGTCATTCTTTGTGAGCAATGAGATAGCTTCTACGCCGATGCTGCGGATTACTTCTTGATCTTCTGCCGACATAGATTGAAATACGTCAACTGTAATCGGTTTAGTTGACACAGGCTCGCTAGAATCAATTGCATCATGCTCGACTATCTCAAGTGCTGTGACGTATAGATAACGGCGGCTATAGGTCTCTACGGCCCCTAGATTCTGTATTGGGTGACAACCTTTTAGCTGCGCTTCTGCCATTGGGCTAGTAAACGTCACGCAGCCACCATTCTCAGTATCAATGACGCGTAGAGTAGCCAGCTCAGTACCAAACGATACTACAGGGCAAAGTTTTAACTCAAAAAAAATTGACTGTATTGCTGGCAGAAAGTCGCCAAGCTCAAAGTATTTATATCCTGCAAACTTATTGTGGCCTGACTTCTTTAGCTCTGTGTGCTGCAATTTGATACGTGCTTTTTGCAGTTTTTCGTAGACTAGCCATTGTTGCTGTTCTTCTTGCTCTTGTTGCTGGCGCATGATTATTTACCTTTATTTGAATTTTTTAGCGATGACAGTATTGAGTGTCCGAAGGTTCGATATAGTTTGAACTTCTTCAGCCTTAATCTGCTCCTTGCGTATTCTGTCAAAAGTTTTCTGTATATTTGTCTTACTAGAGTGAACATATTTAAACCTTGGGTCTAAGATTGATTTGGTGTCGTTCATTTCTCTCCTTATTGAATGTAAGAAACTAAAAGATACCCTGCAATCAATAAAACTGCAATCACTTTCGGATGTCTTGCAAGCCAATCGTCGGTAGTTAATAATTTCATTGTTGTTCTTCTTTCATTTTTAAAAAGTTAGCTGTAGTGTATGGAACGCCGATAACTGTTGCTTTGCGCTGGACATCCCACAAGTGATTGAGGAACTGTCCTAGATGATTAAACTCAGTGCCTAGCTCCTCATTGATTTGATCTAGAGCTATTGCCATTCCTGCTTCAATTCCTTCAGAGTAAGTCACTTTTCATTCCTCCAAAAAACCATTTATCAAATTTTGCGTTATCTTCTGATTCTTTTTTATCTCTTGCTGCTACCCAAAGTGCGTCTGCTTCATCTTCTTGATACGCTGCCAGGCAAACTAACAGGTCATCTAGTTCTTCAATCATCTCTGTCTCCGTCGTTGGTATGACTGAACTATAACGGCATAAGTTATTCGCTGCAAGAAATACTTTTCTATGAATATTTGTTCATCAATAGAAACAATCAATGACACAAGACTAGGAATAGCTGCATAATTAAATCCAGCAACAAACGGAGATTTTTATGAGTTTATGGCGCAAAAGGAGAAAAAAATGGACTTACCAAAAAAAGACAGTCGTAGATACCAGATTTGTGTGGCTTTTGCTAATTCTGGCACGATGACATTACATAGCGTAGTAGAGGAATACGGTCTATTCGGCTTTAGAGACAAGAAGCGGCTTTCATCTGAGATGAATTACTTATGCACTACTGGATGTATTAAGAAGCTCAAAGAGGCTTATATGCCTACCTATGAGCTGCGGCTTGCAGTGCAATCGTTTGATAAGCCTGGTCTGGTTAAACCACGCGAAGCAGTCCCATTTAGGGAGCTGTCTAATAAGTTTATGCTTCCAAAGGTTAGCCCTAGAGGTGATCCACTCAGGGAAATTTCATACATTGGGTTAGGAGCAAGCATTGCAGATCATGTCTACCGCTTCTAAAAAGCCGATTCCTGACTATGTCTTTAAACAAAAAACGTGTCCAGGATGCAAAAGAACTAGATCAGAAAAGAACTTTGAAGGTGGTGATTTATGTAGGATTTGCGTACTTAGAAAAGTTCAGATATAGTTGTAGTGTGCTTGACGGCACACAAAACGAGTAAGCCTTAGATGGGACTCTGCTGGTTACTCACCAGTCCGTCAACACCAGAAATGGTGAGAGTCTCACCTAGGGCTTTTTTTATTGGAAAAGCAAATGAAAATTAAAAACTGGTCAAAATTTCAACATTTTAAAGACCGTAGACCGCCTTGGGTAAAGCTGTATAGAGACATTCTCGATGATGTTGAATGGTTTGAATTAGACCCGAAACTAGCAAAAATACTTGTAATGCTTTGGTTAATTGCAAGTGAAGAGCAAGATGGAATTTTGCCAGATGCTAAAAAGTTAGCATTTCGTTTGAGACTTTCTGAAAAGGAAATTAATTCTGCAATTATCGGCTTGTCTCATTGGCTGGAACAGTCTGATATCGATGGGATATCATCAGGATATCAAGATGATCTACCAGAGACAGAGACAGAGAAAGAGAAAGAGGAGAGAGAAAAGAAAGAAAAGTTAGCGCAAGATGTAAAACTTGGCTTTATTGAGTTTTGGAAATGTTATCCAAAAAAGATCGCAAAGCCAAATGCAGAAAAAGCATGGATGAAGATTGCTCCAGATGTTGATTTAACGAAAAGAATTATTCATGCGATTTCTGAACAAAAACTTCTTGAACGTGAGGAGCAGTTTATTCCTTATCCTGCAAGTTGGCTCAATGCTCGACGTTGGGAAGATCAAACTCAAGCAACTCAACAAAATCATAAGTGGTGGAAATAATGAGCTTAGACAATCTTATCGGTAGGTTATCTAAGGTCAGAGGCAAGAACGGTTCTTATACCGCTTGTTGTCCAGCTCATGACGATAAACATCCATCATTAGCGATTAGAGAACTTGATGATGGCCGAATTCTATTGAAATGCTTTTCTGGTTGCTCAGTGTCAGAAATTTGTGGCGCTGTTGGCATTGATCTGTCAGAGTTATTCCCCCCTGACGATAATTTTAGGCAAATAGCTTCCCCTGTAAAAAAACCTTTCTACGCTGCTGATCTTATCAAGTTATTAGCGTTTGAAGCTATGGTTGTTGGGGTTGCTGCTAATTCGTTGGCTAACGGTAATGCTTTAAGTCAGATTGATCTTGATCGAATGAAAGTTGCTCAAATGAGAATTATGGAAGTAGTGGGGTATATCAATGATTGAGCAGATAGCGGAAAGGCTTGATGAGGCTAGAAAGCTGAGATTGATTAAACCTCAAGATATTGACATTGATAAATATCTGAAGAACACTGACGTATCAGCTAAGGTGAAATCCGTGTCTGTCTACATGGATGGAGTGGTTGATGGGCTGATTAATCCTAGCTCAGATGATATATGCCCTATGCCGTGGCCTATAACGCACCAGGACTTTAATTTCAGGCTAGGTGAGGTGACGGTATATGCTGGCTCAAACGGAGGCGGCAAGAGCCTTATAACGGGCTTAATAGGCCTTCATTTGATAAAGCTAGGTAAGCGTGTTTGCATTGCATCGTTTGAGATGAAACCGCAGACCACAATTTTACGGATGATGCGTCAATTTTGTGGTGAGAATTTAAACGATCCTTTGGTGAATGATAGAAATAACTATGTAAAGAGCATAGGTCATAGATTTTTATCATTTGCTTCTGAGAATTGTTTTATCTACGATCAACAAGGTAGCACCACGCCACAGATGACGATAGCAATGGCTAGGTATTGCGCTGTCGAGTTAGGAATACAGCACATTTTTATCGATAGTTTGATGAAATGTGTAATGTCTGAGGATGATCTGAACGAGCAAAAATCATTTGTAAACGAATTGTGTGCGGTTGCTAGAGATCATAACGTGCATATTCATTTGGTTCACCATATTCGCAAGCTGCAAAGCGAGGAGGTACAACCTGGTAAGAATGATTTAAAAGGTTCAGGTTCTATTGCTGACCAGGTTGACAATGTATTTTTGGTCTGGAGAAATAAAAAGAAAGAAAACAATCGACGTAACGGTATGCAGTACGAAGAATCCGATCCAGATACGTTTCTAATGTGCCAAAAGCAGCGTAACGGTGAAGCAGAGGAATTTTACGGATTGTTCTATCACCACAATAGTCAGCAATTTATTGAGAAGTTAGGTGGTCAGCCATTCGACTTTGATAACAAAGGACGGTTTCGTGCATGAGTTTTTTGAAGAAGAACGCCATAGGTGTGAAGTCAGACAGGTTATCAAATGGCGAGTGCAAGACAGAAACAAGGCAATGGAGTACCTGCAAGCAGTAGCAAGTAAAAGAGGCCAGGATGCAGCGGATAGATTGAGGAAGGATTCTGCTGAACAATGGGAGCGTAAGAATAGAGGATTGGAGGGAGATTGGAAATGATGACACGAGATGAGATAAAGTCGTTAGCCATAGAATCTGTTGAAGAATTAGAGGAATTGGCGTTTGGTATGTGTATGACATGGAATGAAATTGAGAGATTTGCTTATTTAATTGCAGATGTAGAGCGAGAGAAATGTGCAAAAATTTGCGATGCGGCTCAATTATTTGGAAATAGTGATGAGAGATGGTCGGCTAAATGTTGCTCAGAGGCTATTCGCGCAAGGGGGCAGGTATGACTGACAAAGAAGTAATGCAGATGGCGTTGGATGCGCTTGAAGATGTTGACGGAATAGACACTGAAACTGAATGCGTGACTATTGATGTTGCAGATGTAATCGAAGCACTACGCGCAGCATTAGCGCAGCCTGAATCGGAGCCGGTAGCGTGGCGGTTTGACCATGCTAAGTACCGTGAGAACGATCTGCGCGGCAGGCAATGGGCATTCAACGTATTTTCACAGACAAAGCCGTACATGGACGAGATGGTGCGGGACGTAACGCCACTCTACACCACCCCACCACAGCGCGAATGGCAGGGGCTGACGGATGAGGAGATTATGTCGCTGTTGCCGGGAGCAGTTAGGCTTCCACCGGGATGGGCAGATACAGTCCGAGCCATCGAAGCCAAGCTAAAGGAGAAGAACACATGACAATGCACACGTATCCGCTAAACGATTTGCGCGAACATGAAACTGATAAAGGTGCATTTTGCTGGTGCAGACCGGAGTACGACGAGGAGTATGACTTGTACGTACACAGAAGCATGGATGGGCGCGAAGAATACGAAGAAGGAAGGAAGCCGACATGAATGAACGAATTAAACAACTTGCTAAACAGGCAGGATTTTACAAGTACGGTGATGATTTTGAAGACATAATAGAAAAATTCGCCGAGTTGATTGTACTGGAATGTATGCGTATGTGTGAGGTTACGGAGATGAGTTTTGTGACTCATGGTTGTGATGTTGAGGCATCGGGTGCAATTACGGTTAGAAAATTTATTGCTGAACATTTTGAAGTTGGAGATATACCCGAGCCATTGAAGCCAAGCTAAAGGAGAAGAACACATGAGGGCTGCCAGAGTTGATGTAAATCAGAAATATATTGTCAATTGCTTGCGTAAAGAGGGTTTTACTGTTCAACACTTGCATAATGTCGGTGAAGGATGTCCAGACATCCTAGTAGGCCACAAAGGGCTAAACATCTTGATGGAGATTAAGGACGGTAGAAAGCCTGAGTCTGAGCGCAAACTTACAGCGCAACAGGTAATCTTTCACAAGATGTGGAAAGGTCAGGTAGAGGTAGTCATTAGTCCTGAACAAGCAATTCTAGCTGTTTTAACGCACACCAATGGCAAATAACAAGAAACCACGTAAACGGCACATTCCACGTAGAAACATCTTGCCAATGACGATCCGACACAATGCACAAAGTGAGCAAACATTGCAGCTAGTACCGCATACCGAACTAATGAAGTTCCGCGAGGGTATTGGTGACGAGATTGGCTGGAATACGATTACTGCGAGGTTAAATGTTGGGCTGGTGGCTGCATATCAATCTGACTATGATCCTGAGTATCTTTTGTTAATGGATAGTCTTAAAGCCATTGTTAATGTTCGAGAGAGATTCCTGAACACTGGTCGGTGGGGATTATCTGGTGACGATCTTAAAAGCATTGGAGATGGTTTAGTGGCTACTGATAACTTACAGCTATCGTTAACTAGAAAGCAATTATCAAAAGCTATTGACTATGTATTTAAGAACGCAGGTGCTTTAGATGAAACATCTAACTTTTACGTGCAAATATGAGGATAAATTTAACTGAAGCTGAATTGTTTATTTGCAGAATGTTAGGTGTTATGCGTAGGTCTGAAGCAATGCACAAAGTATCAAATAAACAGGTAGGAAAAGATGATACCTGGTCAATTGATATTGATGGTGTTGTTTCTGAATACTGCGTTGCCAAAATGTTAAATATATGTCCTGATTTAACTGTAAGCGTAAGAAGTGGTGGTGTTGATTTAATTAGCTCTAAAGGAAAAACAATTGATGTTAAATCAACGAGGCATAAAAATGGCAGATTGTTGGCTACATTAAAAAAAGTTGATGATCCTTGTGATATTTATGTTTTAGCTATTGTGGATGATTTTGGTGCTGATGTTATTGGGTGGTGTAGTAGCAATGAGTTATTTTCTGATAAAAACAAAATTGATTTAGGTCATGGTGTTGGTTATGGATTAAATCAAGAATATCTAAATAAATTTAAAAATGATAAATCCTAATGAAGCAATAGACTACATAATCAAGAACTCACAGGCTTATGCTAAAGCTAAAGCTCAAGTTACTTACTTGACTGAGTACCGCAAGACTAAGAAAGCTATTTGTTTCCAATCAAGCCCACGTACAACAATGGCAGAGAAAGAGGCAGATGCTTACGCTCATCCAGAGTATCAAGCTGTATTGGAAGGTCTTAGGGAGGCTGTAGAGGAGGCTGAGAGGCTTCGCTGGATGCTGATAGCAGCACAGGCTAGAGTTGATGTTTACAGGACACAAGAAGCTAGTAATAGATCAATAGATAAAAGGACAATGTAATGGATAAAAATGTACAGCAAGTTAGACAAAAACTGGCAGATCGAGCTGAGTTCGGAATGATGAAATACGGTGTTAGCACAGAGCGTACAGACTTATCTGCAAAGCAATGGCTTATTCATGCACAAGAGGAAGCGATGGATTTAGCTGTGTACCTGCAAAGACTTATAGACGATATTGATGACTAAGGATTTTTTCAAATTAACTCATGATACAATTCCATTGATTTCAATAACATCACTGGATAGATATATGGAAGAAATTTGGAAAAACATACCTGGTTATGGTGATTTTTATATGGCATCTAACCTTGGAAGAATTAAAGTTAAAGAAAGAAATATTAAAAAATTTTGTGGTTTACATAATAAAATTGTTGAGCAAACATATAAAGAAAAAATTCTTTCGCCATCGAAAACTGATAAATATGGTCATATGAGTGTTCATTTAGGAATAAGTAAACAAAAATTTACAATTGGTGTTCATAGGTTAGTTTTGTTTGCTTTTGTTGGTATGCCAGAGATTGGACAAGAAGGTTGCCACAATAATGGAATTGCTTTTGATAATAGAATAGAAAATTTACGTTGGGACACTCATGCAAATAATAATGCTGACCGTAAAAAACATGGCAATTATCCAACTGGCAAAGAACATCCAATGTATGGAAGAAAGATGACAGATGAATTAAAGAAAAAATTACTTACTTTTAATTTGGGAGTAAAAAAAAGCGAAGAAACAAAAAAACGTCAAAGTGAGGCTCAAAAGAAAAGATATGCTTTACAGAAACAAAAAGTTACTTGAAAAAGTAAGAACTTTCCCTTGTCAGCATTGTGGAATTGATGATGGTACTGTTGTCGCAGCTCATTCAAACCAATTGCGAGATGGTAAAGGTCGTGGTATAAAAGCGCATGATTATCGCATAGCTGCACTTTGTTTTATTTGTCATATGGAGCTAGACCAAGGAAAAAATCTTAACAAACAAGAAAGAGTTGATATGTGGGAGGAATCACATAGAAAAACAATTTCTTTATTATTCGAAAATAATTATTTAGAGGTTGCTAAATGAAAAGGACGAAAGCTGAAAAGAAGGTTAGTTCAGTGATGAAGGAGTTTAAGGGTGGCACATTGCACTCAGGCAAAGGCGGCCCTGTAGTAAAGAATCCTCGCCAAGCAGTCGCAATAGCTTTAAGTGTTGCTAAGAAAGCGAAAAAGAAATGAAGCCAGGACTATACTCAAATATTGCAGCAAAGAAAAAGCGCATAGCAGAAGGTTCTGGAGAAAAAATGCGTAAGCCAGGCACTAAGGGTGCGCCTACTAAAGCAGATTTTAAAGACGCTGCTAAAACAGCAAAAAAGGGGAAAAAATGAAAGGCATGAAATCTTGTCCTAAATGCAATGGTGGTGAGTGCAAGGGCGGTAAGAATTGCATGATGGAAGATAAGGAAGAAAAGAACGGCAAGAAGGGCGGCAAGATTGAGATTGAGATTTTAATGCCTATGCGTGGTTCACGAACCGCTAAAAGCAAAGCTAAGAAGAAGTGAGTCATCAAAGCCAGCTCGACTTTGTAGGTAGAGTAAAAGCTAAGTTTCCAAGCGTAAACTGGTATTCTGATAACATTATCTGCGATGACATGACTAAGGCTGGCTTTACGCATTGGGTAAGCAGAGGCTATGTACATCACGCAGGAAGTCAGACAGTAGGAGATGACTTCGCTAAATGTCATGAGGATAGTAGGGCATGGATACGGCAGAATAGGCCAGATGTTTACGATACGTATTATTGAGGATTGTTATGGGATTACTAGATAGCGTTATTGAGGCAGCAAAACAGCAATATCAAACTACTAAACGTGGTTTTGGTCTGCTGGCTAGTAATCCACAGCAATTCGCGCAAGAGGCTACAACCAGATATTTCCCGACTAAGGAAGAAGAAGCACAGTTTGCACAGGCTCAAGCTGCTGGTGGTGACTATACGCAGACGCCGTATTATCAAAAGATAATGGATTTAAGCCAGTTTCAAGGAAGCATAAAGCCTACAGGATTACTTAATGTTCCTACTGCAAAACAGCCACAAGTAAACCCACAAGATGAATCTGTAAGGATATATAGAGGTAGCTATGATACTTCTCCAAATTACACAGTAGAAAATAATTTCAAAGGTAGAGATGCTTACGGAGGAGTATTTGGTAGTGGTAATTTGGAAACTGCCAAAGGTTTTGGAGGGGATTTTGTTTATTTTACTGACATTCCAAAGACTGAAATTCTTACAAATTACCATTTAAATTATAATATTCCGCAAAAAAGTGTCAAAGAAGCACTTTTAAAGGCTATGCCAAATATAAATAAAAAGTATTTTAATGACATTTATAAGATAGTTGTTGAGGACGTTGGCAGTGATCTTAGGAATGTTTCTGATGATGTCATAGATCAATTTGGTAAGATTGACTTCGGAAGTGCAAACAATGAGGTGCAAAGATTAAGAGGGCAAGTAGCTAAAAACTTGGGTTATAAAGCCATAGAAATGCTAGATGAAACAGGCACTTCCTATTTAGTAACTCCAGGCGCAAAATTTACCAAAATAGAAAATAAAAAAGTTGATGTTCCAGAGGCAAAAGCTGGTTGGGTTCGACCAGCTCCTATTCCTGGTTTAGTTGGAAGAAAAAGAGGAATGACTAAATAACCGCATGACACCTGAAAGGTAATGTAGTGCAAATTAAACAAGTAAAAGTAGAATCTCTAATCCCATACATTAAAAACAGTCGCACTCACTCTGAAGCACAAATAGCACAAATAGCAGCAAGCATTAAAGAATTTGGGTGGACTAATCCTATCCTTGTAGATGGTGATAATGGCGTGATAGCTGGTCATGGGAGGCTTTTGGCAGCAAGAAAGCTAGGGCATAAAGAAGTTCCTACGATTGAGCTGGCGCATATGACTGACAACCAGAAAAAGGCTTATGTTATTGCTGATAATCAATTGGCTATGAACGCAGGTTGGGATACGGCAATTCTATCGTTAGAGCTTGCTGACCTTAAAGATCAAGGTTTTGAATTAGATATTTTAGGATTTGACCCAAAAGAGCTAGATAGTCTATTAGAGCCAGAGCAAGTAGATGGCTTAACGGATGAAGATGCGGTTCCTGATGTGCCGGAGGAACCTAAAACTAAGTTAGGTGATATTTATCAACTTGGCAATCATAGGTTAATGTGTGGGGATAGTACAAGCATTGATGCGGTAGATAGGTTAATGGATGGGCAGAAAGCCGATATGGTGTTCACTGATCCGCCTTATGGCGTAGATTACAAAGGGATTCATAACGACTCAAGAAGTGGATTGGAAGATTTGCTTAGAGGCGTATTTGCTAACTATATTGCAACATCTAAATCAGGCGCTTCAATTTATTGTTTTCATTCAGATAGGTGTGCTGACGTATTTCATAAGGTATTTAGGGAGTTTTTTCATTTTAGCTCTATGATTATCTGGGCTAAAAATAGCTTAACATTAAGCCAAACAGATTATCAAAGCCAGCATGAGCCTTGTCTTTATGGATGGATGGATAACGGTTCACATTCATGGTATTCAGATAGAAAGCAGACTTCTGTATGGAAATTTGATAAAGAGCGTGTAATTGGTCACACAACTCCAAAGCCTGTCGGATTGGTAGAGAAAGCGATAACCAATTCAAGTAAAAGTGGTGATTTGATAATTGATCTGTTTGGAGGTTCTGGATCAACTTTGATTGCATCTGAAAAGATTGCTAGAAATGCAAGAATTATGGAATTAGACCCTAAATACTGTGATGTAATAGTAAAGAGATGGGAGGATTTCACCGGAAAGAAAGCAGTTTTGTTGTCTAACAATTAATATTTCCCCTTAATAAAATGAATGAGCATATTCCTAGCGCAGAAAACAAACGATTAGTCGAAACATCGGCTGGTCTTGGACTGCCACATGAGCAAATAGGGGCGTTAATCGGCATTGATGATAAGACGCTGCGTAAGCATTACCGCACTGAGCTTGACTTGGGCAAAGCTAAAGCCAGCGCACAGATAGCTAAGACATTGTTTAACAAGGCTCAAGGCGGTGACACGACTGCATTGATCTGGTGGACAAAGGCGCAGATGCGTTGGGCTGAGACTCAGAAGCTAGAACATACAGGCGCAGATGGTGGAGCGCAACTGCATACAGTCACATGGCAGAAATAGTTATCCCGTATCAGCCTAGAGAGCCTCAGTTACAGATGCATGAGGCAATGGATGGCACTAGATTCGCTGTAGTTGTAGCCCATCGTCGTATGGGTAAGACTGTAGCGGCCATTAACCACTTGATTAAGTCTGCTGTGGAGTGCGACAAGGATGAGCCGAGGTTTGCTTACATTGCGCCTACTTACGGCCAGGCTAAGAGGGTGGCATGGGATTACCTAACTAAATTCACAAGGCCATTAAATGCAACTCACAACATTTCTGAACTCAGGGCTGACTTCTGGGGACGCCGCATTAGTCTTTATGGTAGCGACAATCCTGATAGCTTGCGTGGTCAATACTTCG